ACAGGTGGCGCGTATAGGCAGTTGACGACCGTCATTGCATAGATAAGTAGTAAACAATTTAGTGTCTAGGGCAGTCCATAATTGCGGAGTAGAAGGATCGCCCCAAAGAACTTCATGGTTAATTACCCAAGACTCATCATCTCGCCCCCAGCCAATTATAGAAAGCTCTAAACGATCATCCTGAACATCTACTCCACAAGTAAGAAAGATAACTTCATCAGGTATTCCCTCACCATACGCTTCTCTTCTCTCTGCCAGAGAGTAGTCGTCAATAGTCTCGCCCTGATCTTCCCACGTTTCTCCAAGGTAAGTGTTTGTCCACACTCTAAGTTGCTCTGGGTTCTTACGCATGGACAAGAAATCCCTTACGCCATCAGACAAGGGTGTCCACGGTGAATACAATCCGTTGATAGAAAATCCTGCTATACCCTTAAATTCCTTTTCTGCTTTCCATGTGCCGTTACGAATAGCCCATCGCCTATCAGAGTCAGACCACAATACATCGCATTCTTCACATAGGTACTTTGCAGTATCTGGGTCGTCATCAGTCCACTGTACATTAGACCACTTTAGCTTTTGCTCATGGTGACAATGTTTACAAGGCACGTTGTAGTAACGCATATCTGATGCTTCAAACGCCTCTTCAATACGACTTGCATCTTTATTCGTGGGAGTCGAAACCATAACAACCTTACGATTCCAGAACGTAGCTGCCCTTTTACGGGCTAGTTGTATAGGATCACCTTCTGAGCCAGCACTCGCGGGATACCGATCCACCTCATCGCAAAGTACAAGGCGAATAGGTCGAGATGCTAGACCTGATGGACTGTTAGCACCGACAAGCGTCAAACTGCCACCAGGGAACAATTTATGTAATGTAGTATTTCCACTGTCTCTTGCGCGAGGGTCTTTTACTTTACCTCTTAGACAGACTGTAGATTTAAGCAACCCGTTAGCAACACGATCCTTTGAGAATGCTTGCGCCATTTCCAATGTAGGCTGTAGGCACAAAATCGGTGACGGGTCGTTATCTATGTGATACCCGATAATGTTTAACAGGGCTTCTGACTTGCCAAGCTGCGCTCCTGCCATAACAACAACTTCTCGTATATTCTGGTCAGAGCAAGCATCCATAATCCCACGCTGGTATTCAGCGCGAGCAGTATGCCATCGACCAGGCTCAGAACTACTTTGGGAGTCTAGTCGTCTTTTTTGGTCTGCCCACTGACTTACGGTTAGCTTTGGTGGCGGCTTTAGTGTTTTTATTGCCGTCTTCAGGTGCTTCCTCAGTTCCTTTCGTTTCTGTCGCGTTGACCGATGGATCATAGTTACTCAGTTCCTCTAATGCTTCATTCATTAAGTCTTCTAAGATGTCCTGACATATTCCTGCTTCAGTTTCCGCAGAGACAATAGGAGCAGCTTTAGTCGGTATAGACAGCAACTTACCCTTTAACGCACCAAGCACTTCTTCCCACGCTTTAACTACATCTTCTGCAACAACTAAAGTTCCGTGTACAGTCGCCAGTTCTAATTCTGCTATCTCAGCTTCTGCGTTAACTTTTCTCGTACGAGCCTCGTCATAGCTCGATCCGATCTTAACTCCACCTGTAGATGCCATGCTAGTTCCCTTTGGTTTTTTTACATAATATCACAATATACACAATTAGGATTAGGTTTTGAATATTCTGTCTCTACGCAATAAAAGCGCTTGCGCGAAACCTACGGATCATACCCCTAGAAGTACCTACGATGCATCAGAATCGACGATCTCAGCCCCAAGCTGGTGATATGCCTTTTACGCTAAAATGGCTCAAAACGGCTTAAAAGGGGCTTATATTGGATCATTACTTGGTCGGCTGCAATATACCTGGCTAATCGTTAGGGCGGTGATATTGTTTAGGTGTATATCCCTATAGTGATTGGGTAATCGCGCTGATATGCGCTGATATGCGCTTGTATTGTATTGGGTGGTATTGTGCCAGTAGTTAGGGCGGGTATTTATTACAGACAAAAAAAACCCCGCACTATGGCGGGGCTGTTAGGTTTGGGCTTATTAAATGTAAATAGTTATATCGCTGTTATCGTTGATCTCTACGTTGATTTGCTCGTACGTGGTTTTGTTAGGATCTATTGTCGTGTTGCCAGTGTGTGGATCTTTTGTTGTTTGATATTTAACCTTAGTCGTATCTAGATAAGGATAATCAGGGTTATCATTTAACGAGCAATTAATATTGTGCTTGTCCTGTAGATAGGCTTCGAGTGCTTCTAGTATTTCGTAATAGTCTAGTTTAATTTGCATTGTCTTGTTTCCTCTTATTGATTGATTATTGCTGCAAGTGTAAAGATTAAGGCAATGGCTGCCGTTGATCCTATTAGCGCGGTTATCCATTCATCCCTGGCTATTCGCCTCGATTGGTTATCAATTTGCCTTAGATCTTCAAGGCGTTTGATTACGGGTATCATATGATCCTCTTTTAAATACATTATTAACACCCCTTAAGCTGTTTTAAATATTTTATTCTTTCCGCGCGTTTATTGTGATATTTGCGCCCCATGTCAATAAGTGCCTGGGCATCTTGTCTCGATAGCTGTTTGTGTTCCGCGTATTTATCGACTGTTAGATAATCGTTCCAAAATTCAAGATATAAATCAGCCAAGTAATTTCTCATTATTCAACCCCTTTTCCGTTGTAAACTATCCCGCCTTGTTCATAGTCTAAATGATTAAAAAAATCTAAATCAAAACCTTTGAATGCCTCGATTAATTCATTTCCCCAATAATCGAAACAACCTTTTGCAATTAGGCTTGATCTTTTACTATAAAGCACATCTGAGGGCTTAATAGTTGGATTGTTAAAAGCGTTGAGCATAAACTTAATGCAAAAATATTTTGCGCTTAGTGTTGCGCTGTTTAAGTAAATGGGGTGATCATGTGGGTTTATAGATCTATGCTGTTTTTCTGCTTTCAATTCACTATCAAGCATTTCTTGCCTATAGTCGCGCCAGTCTTTATTAGTTATTAAATACATTCTATTATAGCCATCTTCAATCAGTTTTTTAATTTGTGATTTATTCATGATTAATACCCTTTTATATTGTGAATAATAGTTTTAAGAATGTTACAAGCGCATAATTGCATAGGATCGCGCCCGCGCTTAATGTAAGCCACCCAATACAAGTAACCGTTAAACCGTACCTTTTAATTTCGCTTTTGATAAAATTCATTATTATTCCCCTTGATCAATATCTTGTTTAATATTTATTAGAGCAATTAAAACCGCGCGCTCTATTCTTTCATTGACTGGATTGGTTTTAACCTTGTTAAGGATATAAACCAAATTTGCCTGTTTTGCTATTTGTCTCTCAATGCTTTTCATTTTGTAAACTCCCGTTTGATTAATTAACGCTGATAATAATAGGCATTAATGATTACTTTTACAATACCCACTCACCGCAATAAATGACCCTTTCAACGTATGAGCCTATTAGTCTAAATTAACCACCATTAATAGGGACAATGCGCCCTCAATTATTTGCCTTAATTTGTCCCTTTTCTCTGTAGCCCAGTGATAGCAAGGGTTTCAGCCGGTATACTGTATATTTAATCAGTATTTTTGCCCTTTTTTCGCCCTAAAATCGCTCCACAATCTATCCATGGGATAGCCATGGGATAGCCTTTACTTGCTCAAAGAAATATCCATGGGATAGCCTTAGCTATAAGTGGTTACAAAAATATGCGTGGGATAGTAAATACCTGGAGAAATATCTATGGGATAGCCCTGGATGCGCTCACCAAAATAGCTGTGGGATAGTAAATACTAGGCAAATATCCGTGGGATAGCCTTAGAAGCCAGTCGGGTGTCTGTACTTAGATTTCTTTAGTCGGAAGTTCATTGCTTCATAGAACACATCATTCCAGATGCGATTGAAGATTCGCTTTGATCTTTGTGGTGCAGGGAAGATTGCTTCTTGATGTCTTTCTTTTCTGTCTAGCTTTATAACTAAAGATGGTGCTTTCTTCTTATATCTTCTATATAAACCATAGGGTCTGTTACCAGGTTTACCTACAAAATATAAATGACTTTGCCCTTTCTTTCTCTTTAGGCTGCCACGGGGAATGTTTCCGTACTTATTCACCTTTTGATTGACTGGCTCGATTAATACGTTTGCCGTGTCGTGTGGCTTTACCTTTCCACCAAAAGTAATTGTCCCAAGGTAGTGTCTGTCTTTCTTGTAATAAACCGCAGCATAAACATTAGACAATGATGCCTTTTGATAAAGTATACCCGACTTACTGAAACGAACAGCACCGCCTTCAACGTAACGGTCAATTTCTTTTCTTAGATATTTGTTTGAAATAAGGTACATCGAGCGTGTCATAGCTGATGTAAGTGCTAGGGGAAAAGCATCGCGTTCTAGCTCATCCATCATGTCAAATGCGCTGCTCATGTCAATCGTCATACTAACTGGCATATAACGTCTCCATAATATATCCGTGGGATAGCCGTGGGATAGCCATCACCAACTGCCGCACATACAATCTACTTCCAAGCAAACACAATTAGAATCCATCCGATCTTCTAACATATAAAGAACTTCTTGCATCATCACCCTATCTTTGTCGATAAGTGCCTCAGCGAATCGTTCTATAAGATCGAAATCAGCTTCGTGTAGCTCTTCATCACTCTCTATTCTTATCATAGAGAAGATTATAGCACCTTAGTCTTCTGCTCCGAACTGACGATGATTCATGGCTGGGAACTTCATAGCCAGTTCATCTTCACTTGGTGGTAGCTTGCTAGACCTAACATCTACTTCATTGCTCCATAGCATTAAAGCAGACTTTATCTGCGTACCAGCACAGGGCGTGTCAATTAAGCTCTGCGTTACCTGGTCAACCTTGTTTAGCAAATCACTCCACCCATGCTCTTCGCATTCGTGTATACGACTTATTAATTGCAGTTGCCTCATATCTCACCTCTAAGAAATAAACAGGTACTGCATATTATACCACTATTTGTTAACTTTTGGTTTATTTTCTTCTGGCTCTCTTGGGGTGCTGACTTTTAGATCATCAATAGCAATGAATGACAGCGCGATAATAGTGAGTATAAGTATAAGTTTCATTAGTGCCTCTGGTTGGTTGAGGCGCGATTATATAGACATTAATGAATGTCATTACTGTTATTTTGTTATGCGGGATATGTTGGTAGGTAATGGCTCGTTGTGTAGCACTGGTGAGCCAGACCAGCTTAATCAGGAGGGAGGAGACTCCATGCTACTAGGGGTTAAACATACTAGAATGTTGAAATTATGGCAGCAACAACTACGATAAATGCCAATAAAATTTTTCCTCGCTTAAAACCATAGACTTCGACATCAAGCCATTTCTTAGCCTTAGATTTGAATGCATCTAATTGCGCCTTTAAGATTGCTTTGTCTGCTGTCTTATTGAGTTCTTTAACTGCTTTCTTTGTTTTTGTCATTGTTATCTCCCGTTATCTGTATCAATCCATCAAATCCCATTTCCTCTACCCAGTTATTAAATGCTGTTCTTTCTTCTCTGTCAAACTCATTTTCTAATGGTGGGTAGCTGTCTCTTAATCTTTGCCATTCACTCTTCAAAGTGTTCATATTTATCCCTCGCTTGAATGTTAACTAATTGGTCAAATAGCTCGCTATCAATAGATGACTCAAGATATAAGTAGATGTCTTCCCTAGCTACATCTGCAAAGTTACCAAGTTTAACTTTATCGTCAACGTAACCTAGTGCCTCGCTCATGTACAAATCATCTCTATCACTGTCTGGCGAATCTTCTGCCATCGCAACAAACAATTTTGACACTAACGCACTATGCGCTCTTGCTTTACCAAACAACATCTCTGTTGCTAATTTACATACACCCTCATTAAAAGATGCAGGATATATATCGGTATACCAACTAACAAATCTATTTAGCCAGATATGTATTGCTTCATCTTGCAGTTCTTCAGATAAGTCCATCAATGCGTCTGCTTTGCTCAACACATCTTGGTTTTCGTAAATAAAGTCTTCGTAAAAGTATCTAGTCATTTGTTTCTCCTTATTGATTAATGATTACATCGTATCACACAATAAACAGAAGTGTAAACTATATTTCACCAATACGTTCTTCGTGGTATTTAATCTGCTCTCTGTACTCTTTCTGTAAGTCCAGTACATCTTGCCTATTAAACTTGGGAGGCTTTCTCCAAGCTAACTTCTGCATTGCCCT